GTGTTCTGTTCGTGATAATTTACTTGTTTTGATATCTATACTATCTCTTTTTGGATTTGATACTAAGGGTTATCCCTTAAATCCTACGATTGATCACTGGTTTAATCTTCTCGGTTATTTTGACAATAATGTCATAAAATTGATGAAGTATAAAACCGCCGCATTCTACGCTTATTGGCGTAGTCAACGTCTCCCTAATACACATTTAATTAGTGGAGTTGATCATCCAGGTCATCTCTTTAAAGGCCGTGCCGGTCGGTTTATACGTAAACTACGACTCGACAATATTCATTGGGATTCTTTCCTTGTGTCCATTTTGATGGCCAAGAAGGGAATGCCACGACCTGATGCGCAAACTGTGCACCTTGCTGAATATGAGACTTTTAAGAAATTGACCGATAGAGTCCCTCCTGTACCGATGGTAAAAGTACAAGGGGTATGTATAGATTTAGCCGTTATGACGACACAGATCAAGAGGACGACCTCTGAGCTTATTAAAGGTCAGATGCGTCTTAGTGATCTTATAAAACCCTTCTTCCCTTCGACTTCGTCGAATTATACTAACACCATAGCCTTAGGTGGCTGTGTTGGTGCTATTATGACTGAACCTTCTTTGTTAGATGGTTTACAGACGGAAGAAGATTTATTTAATGTGTCTATATCGGTTGATAACTCTCGTATTCCACTTATTGATTTCTCTAAGCTTGAGGGACATTGGGCACAACTGATGGCTCGTATTATGGCGCTTGCCAAAGAACGGCCGTCGATTGCTAAGATTTTGGGGCTCAGTGAGGCTTTAAAGGTGCGGTGTATTACACAAGGTAATCCCTTCCTTCAGACTGCACTGAAACCCTTACAATCTTTTCTGTGGAATAGTCTTTATAAGGTACATAATTTTAAGCCAATTGGGATGGGACAGATTACAGGCGATTTTATTCGTTCTGTAGTTGGTCTCCCAGATTTGTCTGAAACTTTTGTTTCCGTAGACTATTCGGATGCTACCAATGAGATGTATAGTTTCTGTTAGGAGGCTGTTCTTTTGCAACTTCTTGAGCAGAGTACTATAACGCGTGAGATCTATGACCTCACCCTAAAAGCTATGACCCAGCATGTCATCGACCTCGACGGAAAGTTCCGTCCGCAGACTCGAGGACAGCTGATGGGTTCTATTTTATCATTTCCTATACTTTGTATAGTCAACGCATCTATCCTCCGGTATTCTTTAGAATTACTTGAGGAGAGGACTCTCCTAATTGAAGATTGTCCCTTCACTGTTAATGGTGACGATGCTGTTGTGCGTGCTAGATCAGGTTTTTTCGATATCTGGGTACAGGTTGCAAAGATTTGCGGCCTTTCCCCAAGTGTAGGAAAAGTTTATGATTCTGATACCTTCCTTAATATGAATAGCCGCGAATTTAGACTCGTTAATCGAGAATTCATTCAGACTCCTTATATTAATATGGGCATCATGTTAAACCTTAGTAGGTCTGCTGGATTGGGTGCTAAAAGCTCCGATTTCCGCCCCTATGGTTCACTTGCTCGCGAATTGATATCTAGTTGCCCAAAACAGTTACGCTCTCGCGTACTGGGTCAATTTATTTTTAGGAATCGACGCAAGCTTGCACGAGGCATTCCTTATTTTCTGCCTGAGCATCTCGGTGGTCTCGGTTTTCCGAGCCTCCCTGACTTTCAGTCTAGTAATAGTGATGCCTCCTATGTGCCGTCGATTCTTGGAAAACTTCCCTCACGCAGTTTATCTGCCGGTTGGAAGTGTCGGTTGTATGCACAGTCGCGACTTGGTTCTTTTAAGAACCTCGGCGTGACTCGCTATACGATTTCCGAGAATGCCGTTCCGGAAGCCCAGGTTCTTTCTGTTGAAGAAGTTCTTGGTAAGCTTTCTGTGGAGGCAATCTTCCGTGCTAAAAATATTAGTGAAATCTACGATAACACAGTGGGCGATGTTTTTTCCGGGTACCAAAAGTATCTCCGGGACTTAGGCCGACTATGGTCGCACCTTCGAAAAACGCTTGCCCCTGTAGTTACACGTAAGTGGATTAAGGATGAGTTGCTTTCTTTGCAGCCTTATCCTTCGAGAGAGAAAACAAGTTTCTACTTAGTTACTAACTCTGACGACCTTGAAGAGTATATCTCTCCGGTCTTTGATGTAGAGTCACGAACAAACATGCCGGTTTCCACCGGGGTGTTCATACCAATATAGTAACTGCTTATATGCATTATTACTTGGTATGAATAACC